CAACGGCGGCTATGCCACCCGATACTGCCCACCCCGTCGTCCCCGACGAGAAATCCCCATTCGTCACCAACTCCGACCCCAGCACCAGCCCCTTGGACTTATCCAGAGCCAGCGCAACGGTTTGACCGGGGGTGGTCACAGGCGTGGTGCCTGCCGTGTCTTGGAACAATGTCGTCAGGTCAGAAGGGTCATACCAAACGCCGGGTTCGGACGCGGCAAAAAGCACAGCCGGAGTGAACGGCGCGGTGCTGCTCATCAGCCGCCCAAAGGGCGACCGAATGCCATCAAGCGGGGAAAGGATCTGGCGCATAGTCGCCCCCTATTAAAGGTGGCTGACGAAGATCGGCGTCGTGTTTTCCGCCCAAGCCCAAACCCGATCACGCGCGGCAAGGCCGGGGAACAGATCCGCAAGCGACACGTTGCGCTCGCCCTGGCCGGGGTTGTATCGAATGGCAGCCGAGAAGTTGGTCGGCGCTGTGCCGTCCGTGGTGGCCTTGATCAGGATATGGTTGCCGCCCACGTTCTGGAACGTCAGCGCGGTGATGTCAGCGTCGGTAAGCTGCGTCCAAGTCGCTGCGGGAATCGTCAAGGTCGTGTTTTGTGCCATGATGCCTATCTCCGTTCATTTCGGATGGATGTTGGCCACACCATAGCACAGCAATCAGGATGGCGCTACAGGCCACTCCACACTTGCCGGAAAGCCCGCCTGATCGGGGATGTCCCGCAGAGCCTGCCGATACGCAGCCCACGCCAGATCATCAACCGGCGCATCGGCAAGCTGCGTCCAATCGCAGGCGGCAAGCAAGGCATTGCGCTGGGCGCGGACTTGATCTGCGGTGGGTGCAAGTGCTGCGATTTCCTCTGGCGTCATCTCGCGGGTCGTGACTTCGCCTGTCTGGGCGTTGACGATAACTTCCTGCATCATTTCACCCCGTAAACGAGAATTGACCCGGCGTCAAAAGTCCCTGCGGATAAGCTAAAGCCAATGCTTGTGGTTGCTGTGGTATAACCAGTTCTGCCAACATACGTTTGAGCACTTATTTGGGTTGTTATAATCTCTGAGAAGGTGCCACCAAAAGAAAGATTAGAAAGAAAAGATCCGCCGCTTGTTAAATCCATTTGAATATATCCATTTAAAGATTGTGCAGCTGAAAAACTACCTGTTAAGTTGAGTATTGGTGATGCAAAACGTAGGATACTTGTGGACGTTCCAGAAACACCTTGAACACTAATCCATAGCGACCGAAACGGCGTCAGAACCAAGCCACTAAGGGTTTGGGTCGAGCCGCTTGTGGTGGTAAGGGTGCCAAGAAGTTGCGTGTTTCTCAGGCTTTCAGGCACAGTCGCGTCAGCTTCGCCAATCGCAATAGGGTTATCCCGCAGCGCCTGAATGGTCGTTGCAAAGGGCTTTGCGCCAACACCAACAAGGGCGTTTGAGAGTGTCGTGTATGTCGTCATGTCATCACCCTATATCAGAGCCAGCCAAATAGCAAAGTATTGCCCGCGCCGTCCGTGCCAGCCGCGTCCACCCAAGCGCCTATCTCAGTGCTGGGCCGTGTATCACTATCAGCCACCCACTCCCAAAGAACGCCCGCGCTGTCGTTGTCCTCGGCAATGAACCGATAAACGCCGCCTTGCTCAACCGTCTCTGCCGAAGTGATCAGCCACTGCCCAATCCGCTCTTCCCCGGTGAAATCCACGTCAAGGAAATGCCGGATTTCCGCAGGGTCGCCCGTCCAGAAGCTGCTGATGTCGTTGGCCGTCAGGTTGAACGTGATATGCCTGCGAACATCGCGGAAGCGCCGCAGATAGCTATCGCCAAGCGATCGAGCCAGAACCCCCGTCCCGATCCAGCGGCAGAAGATTTCCTTAACCGCAGGCTCGCCGTATTGCTGTTCTTTCTCGACATCAATGAAGGCTTCAGCCGCGCGGAAGCTAAACTTGTCCGCGATGTTCAGAACAGGGCTGCGAAGGCCATAATACACGTAAACCTGCGAGGCGCGATCCTTGGCCACCTCTTGGATGGTGGTGCTGTCCGCAATGATGTTGCCGTCTTGGGTCAGCAGGCCAGGCAGCGAGTTGGGCCGCTGGGCGCGCAGGATGATCTTCTGCACCCGCTCATCCCACCAGATATTGGCCTGCGCCTGCTGGCAGATCTCGCCCACCAACTGCTGGATTTTCACAGGGTCGGTCAGATAGGCCGTGAAGTTATACAGATCCCGCCATTCCAGCTTTTCAGCATCCCACGCGGCCTTGTCGATGTAGGATGTCGGAATGCCGCCCCAGACGGTCAGCAGGTCATAGAGAATATCCTGAAACGGGTCATCCTCATAGGCCAGCACCCGCTGCACGCGGTCAAACTGGTTATGCGCCGCTGCTGTCGTGTTCAGCGTGCCGCGCGTTAGGCCGGTGAATTCGACGTTAGACCCAACCGTTGCGCGGCCCGTATAGGCGATTACCTCGTTGTTAATCCGCACCCAGCCCGTCGCAGGATAGTCCGCCAGAACCGCGCCAGCAACTTGGAACGATGTCCCACCGATGGCAAGATTAAGCGATAGCGCGCCGTTGGACAGCTTCGGCGCTGCAATGTCGTTGTCCGTGACCTTGCGCAGAATATCCTTAGCAGTGATCTGCACGGCGGCCTTGTTGGCATCGATCTTTTCGATGGAGTATTCGCGCTTGATCATGTCGGTCAGCGCGTCGCCAAAATAGCCGTCATAGACCCGCAGCACGTAGCCCGTATGAAACGGGTTTCGCACAAGCCACTTGGTCCAGAAGCTGCCCCGCGTCATAGGGTCATAAGACCGCGTGGAGAGATACGGATCAAAGCCGACATCGTTATAGGGGAAGTCACGGATCGTGATCTGTGCCACAGCCCGCAGCCCGAGCGGCGAAATGTCATCATTGCCCGCAGCCACGTTTAGCACTGTCGGGGCCGTCTCAACCGACATCAGGGCCGGGAATGCCGTGCTGGGCTGGAATGCCGTGCCGCTGGCGATGTAGCGGTTGGCCGCAGGCATCACAAAGCGCATCACCACCGTGTCGGTTAAGTCCAGCGCCGATCTGAATTTGCATGTGGCGTCGGTATTCCAGCAACTGTCGCCCGTGGCCAAGCAAGGCGACGTGCCGAAGACGCGGCTGCACAATGGCTGCACGATCTCGACAATTTGCAATGGCTCGCGGGCAAAGGTCATCCAAGGTATCCCGTGATGTCCAGTGACACTTGCATCAGATCTCTAACCCCCATGTTCGACGGCGTGGGGGTCTGATCCGTCCAGCACCATGCCACGCTCTCCGGCATCCGCAGAGGGTTCTGGATCAGGGCGAAAGGCGTCTGCGGCAGAGCCATGCTGAACGGCTCAAAGGTGGATCGATACCATGCCGCCGTCAGATTAGACCATTCCATCGTTGTGCGCCGTGCCTGCCGCTGGATCGTGCGCCCGAGCCACTGACCGCTTTCGCTCATCGCATGCCGCGTTTCCACGATGCGGTTAAGGCCGATAGGCTGTGCGCCGCCATAAACGGGTCGCTCCATTTGAAGGGCCACACCAGCGCGAATGATGCCTATCTGTGCCGCCGTTGATGCGCCCGTGATCTGCACCCGCAATTGGCGGATGACATATGGAGTTCCGGCGTTATTAATCATGACAGCGATGGTGTCGTCATCCGTAGGAACGACAGTCGCACGAGTGGTGAACGCACCGCCGACCGTGGATGCCGTTTGAATAACCGCCGTGCTGCCTGTGCTGCCCAAGTTGTGCGCCGCGATGATAACCGTATCAACCGAAGCGTTGGCTGCCGTTGTCAGCGTCCATGTGGATGCCAGCGCGCCGCAAGCCCAACGCTGAAAGGTGAAATCCGTTGTAGCAAATGAACCATTGGTTCCACCTGCGCTTACCGTCCCAACAATTGGGACATATAAAATCCGCGCGTGGTTTAGTGGTTGGTTTGCCCCCACAGTGTAACCAGATGTCGAAAGTGTCACATCTTCCTCCCGTGGTTTTCATGGAAGCCATATTTTTGCTCGGCCAAAGACCTTGCTTTTGCGGCTTCATCAACCGTATCAAAGTAACCAAGATGAATGCGTTTTTGATTGACCACTATTGCTGCGGCCCATCTTTTATACGCCTTATACCAAGTCACACCAATTCTGCCGCTTTTGCTTCTTTCCTGCAGGCATAGATTTTGACCATTCACAGCTCTGCCAACTGACCGCAGGTTGCCTATGCGATTGTCATGCCGGATGCCATTGATGTGATCAATTTCTTCTGGCCAATGACCATATTCAAGCGCCCAGATCACTCTATGAGCCAGCAAAAAAACTCCATTAACAGCTCCGCGCATGTATCCGTTGCTTGAGCGGTTAATGAACGCTTCTTTGTTTGCTATCCTTGATCTGACATTCGGAGGACAGTCATCCCTGTCTGTCCAATACAGCTTTCCATTTTGCGGGTCGTGCCTGATCATCTTGCGAAGCTGATCAATGTCGAATACTTTTGCTGTGCTCATTTCGCGGTTCCATCCTGCGGATTGAGTAAGGGCGGGTCGATGCGCTGCAAGCATCCCCGCCCCAACCACGATACAGCAATGGGCCACGACAAGCAAGGTCATGATACTGTCGCCCTAATCAGAGTGCTGCCGTTCCGACTTGCTTCGTTCAACTGCGATGCGATCTGGCGAACGAGGTTTTGCCCGATGCCAAAGCTGTCATTGGTCAGCGTGAAGTTCAAGGTCTGCACGTTTTGCTGCGGTGCTGCGGCGGCTGCTGCGGATGCACCACCTGCACCAATGCTGCCAGATGTTGAGCCACCGCCTCCAGGGCTGGTTGATTTGATATTGCGAACCGCATTCATGCCGGTCGCCAGAGTGGTTGCCGCCGCAGCGATGTTCTTTGGGAATGGCAGTTTGAGGGCTTCGGTCATGCCCTGCCATGTGTTGACCAAGGCAGATGCAATGGCCAGCGGCTTTGACTTGTTGAACAGTTGCGACAGAGCGCCAATCGTCGTGGCGACACCTTCGCGCATTTGGCTTCCCATCTTTGCCTGATGGGTTGCCTCAACCTGCTCCATAAGATTTGCGTAATCCTGCTGAGACAACAATCGGGCGTCGAGCGCCTGCTTTAGCGTTTCCTGCTGGCGGGTGTAGCTTTCCAACTGCAACTGCTCTTGGGTCATCAGGCCTTCTTGCAAGGCTTCCAACTCGGTTTGAATTGGGTTGACTGCTGCGCCACCGCCTCCGCCACCGCCGCCTGCGCCAGGTGCCTCTGGCGGCAACAATTCATTGCCCGGCAAGGTAAAGCCCATCTTGCCCTTTGTGAAATTCGAGTTGCCATAGGTCATGCCAAATCCGGCAGTTCTGGCATATTC